TCGGCCCTTAAGGCGGGTGTCAACGACTTGCTCACCATTGAGAAGATCGTGGGCGCGGGTGGCGAGGGCTTCTGGAAGAACGCCAAGGGAGCTCCCGTCCTTGAGATGGACAAGGAAGCCGACATCCAGAAGATGGCGAGAGCCATGGGCGTCGACCCGCTGAAGATCAGCGATATCATGAACGAGCAAGTTGCCGACTGGCAGGGCGGCTTCGACCAGCTCCTCATGGTACAGGGCATGGTTGCCAAGTTCCCCAAAGTGGAGTTACCGGACCCCGAGCACTTCTACATGAATGCCTTGCAGTCGTTCGCAGCCTCGTTCGACATCCCGCTGAAGGTTCTAGTCGGAACGCAGACTGGCGAGCGTGCATCCTCAGAGGACGCCAGCCAGTGGAACCAGACCTGCAATTTCCGGCGCAAGAACACGATCATACCAAACATACTCCAGATTGTCAAGCGACTGGAGAGCTGCGGTGTCCTCAAAGAAAACCCGGAGTGGTTTATCGACTGGACCGATCTCACCGAGAGCACGATGCTCGAGAAGATCGAGCGCTCTGGCAAGATGGCGAAGGTCAACAAGGACTTCGGGGATATTGTCTTCAAAGCCGAGGAAATCCGCGCTTCTGTCGGTTACGAGCCTGTAGACGAGGCCGAGCTGGAGAAAATCCGCAAGAACCGTCCAGGTGCTTCGGCGAACGACCCGAACAAGACGGAAGATAATCCGCCGAAAGACGAGGAATAGGCTTATGCCGAACAACCTAAAAACTACGCGGGTCAACGTCACCCGGGTACTCAACACGAAGGCCGCGAAGAAAGAGAAGCGGAACGGGCGTGACGTCATCGTTGTTCCATCGGCTACAATGCCGAACGACATCGTCATGAACAAGGTCAAGTACCCGGCTGCTGAGATCAAGAAGGCGTTCCACACTCTCAATAGGTCGCCGGCGCCATTCAACCACCCAACGGTTAANGGTAANTTCGTGTCGGCNCGTGANCCCGAAGGTATNAACCAAGGTTGGATCGGTGCCTGGAACGAGAATGTCCGGTACGACGAGAAAAAGGGCAAGGTATATCTCGACAAAATCATCGACGTTGAGATTGCGAACCAATCCACAAATGGTAAACGTGTATTGGAGGCTATCGAAAAAGGCGAGCCTGTTCACACTTCGACGGGTTTGCTCGCCTATATGGAAGCAGTCGAGGGTGACGACAACGTCGACGCCATCGCGCACGACCTCGAATTCGACCACGACGCAATATTGTTGGATTTCACTGGAGCGGCAACGCCGGAGCAAGGTGTTGGCCTGTTCGTGAATTCTTCCGGTGAGTCGGAAGAAATCGACGTAATCAATTCGATCTGGGATGAAGCAGATCGAGAAATGGATTGGGCAGTGGAGTCCATTGCCCGAGCTCTGGAGAAGAAAGCGAAAATTCCGATCTATGAGCGAATTAAGGCCGCAATAACCGAAGCATTCAACGGCGTCGGGGCGGAAACAACTGCTAACAAAGAGGAAGCAGAGATGTCGAAAGAGATCGACGACCTCTCCGCCAAGGTTGACGCCCTGACGGAGAGCATGAAGTCCATCGGCGAGACCATCACGAATGGTGTNGCTACGGCCTTCACAAATGCTCTGAAGCCCCTCGTTGATGCCCAGGCAGCCGTCCTGGCCAACGAGAAGGCCAAGGAGGAAACTGAGAAGTCCGGCCTGATCGACAAGATCGTGAAGGCCAATCTTCTCGACGAGACGGTTGCTAAGGAGACGGCTATGCCGGTCCTCCGCGCACTCGCCGCCAACATCAAAGCCCCGGATCAAGCCGCAGGCGTCCGCACTGGCGTGGTAGGCAATACCACGAACGTGTCGGCGTTCAAGGCTCCCGTGGCGAAGAAGGAGGCTTAAGGCAATGGCCCGCTATAACAAGATCTTCTTGGGCCCTGTCGAGAAGACGAAGCCGCAGGTTCGTGAACTGCTCGCTTCGGCTGCTCTCAAGCCCGGCCGCCTGGCGGTCATTACGTCCGGCAAGTTCGCGCTTGCCGCCGCGACCACTGTGGGTAAGCTCTGGATCATCCANGACAATTACCTGCAGCTCAAGTCAGTCGATGACGACTGGGCCGCTGACAGCACGGCCATCGGCATCGAAATGGAGGACGACTGCCTCTATGCCGCCCGCATCGCCACTGGTGTTAACATCACGGCGATCGGAACCGCGCTGACCCCGGGTGCCAACGGCACTCTGGCCATCGCGTCCCTCAGCGACCTCGTTGTAGCTTACAGCGAGGAAATATACAACAATGACACAGGCTCTGAGCAGCTCATCCGTATCCGCCCCGCGGGTTCGCAGAGCTACCTCGCTGCTGCGTCTTAACGGAGGTCAGCGACAATGCGCTACTTTGATGACCAGCTGATCGCCAATTCTCGGCATCACGCCGAATGGTGGGGCCAGCTCTGTCTCAACCGGGAGTGGTTCCACACCTCGGAAGACACCTACGCCCACCTGAGCAACTCGGCGGCGATCCTTCCGCGTGACGCGTGGCAGGAACTCGATACCATCACCCGCCGGGTGATGCGCAANGACGAAGGTTCTACCTTCATGAATGATCTGATGCCGTTGGCGAAGACCATTCATATCGGTAAGCTCGTCAACCTGTACCGCGTGTCCTCGGATGCCGGCATGGTCGTGCGGTCCCTCTCCGGTCAGCCGGCGGTTCCGCTCGACAAGGTGACGTACGACTACCGTGGTACGCCGGTTCCGATCTTCCAGTCCGCCTACGGGCGCGAGTGGCGGGAGTGGAATACCCTGCAGTCGGAGAACTTCGACGCCCTGTCGGACGACCAGGAAGCCACCACGGCGAAGATCCGCCGCGACATGGCACTGTACTCGCTCAACGGCGACACCAACATCGTCGTCGGCGGCTACACTGCGATGGGCATCCTGAACCACACCTACTCCAAGCCCGTTAATCTGGGCACGGGTTCGGGTGGCGCCAGCATCGACCTGACCGCATCTGCTACTACTTCGGACGCGATCTCGAACTTCTTCAGTCTCTACTTTGGCGCCATTCTCGACGCCAACTTGGTGAACCAGAAGGTCAACATCTACGTCTCGCCCGAAATCGGTCGCCGCCTCGACATCTCTTACTCCGGATCGGCCGGTTTCAAGGGAGGTACGCTGCGCGACTACCTGCTCACCAACCGCCGCATCGCCAAGATCGAGGTGACCTACGAGCTTACCGGCAACGCATTCTTCGCGTTCGTGCCGAACTCGGAGTACATCCGCCCCTTGGTCGGCATGGCAGTTGGTACGACCCCGGCAGCCCGTCTCAACCCCACCGACAACTATAACTTCATGGTTATGGGTGCGATGGGCCTCGAGATCAAGGCGGACTACAACGGCAAGTCCGGTGTGTTCCACTCGGTCGTAGCTAACTAACCAGACTGCTTCCACCCAGGCAGAAAGGTTGGTGGGAGGGGTCTCGCTCCTGAGGGACCCCTCCTCATAATCCCAGGAGAAATCGTGGAGAGACACGTATGGCAAAGTATAAGGCACTCCAAGACGTCCCGCCCCATATCAAGGCTGGGGACATCGCCAATTTCGAAGAACCGCTCATCCCCGAATACCAGAAATTGTTCGAGGCATACACCGGTGAGGAAGTTGCTGCTTCGGCTGACGAGAATGATCCGGTGAGAACCGCGCTNATCAACCCGAGCCGAGACGACCTGAAGAAGCGGGCTACTGAGCTCGACATCTTCTTCGCCCCGAACATCACGACCGACAAACTCCTCGAGCTCGTCAAGGGCCATGAGGAGAAGTTGGCAGAAGAAGCTGAAACTAAAGCCAAGGCTGAGGCTGAAGCTAACGGCAACGGAGAGTAGCCTGCCATGGCTCGCAAAGTCACCCTGACTGTAGAAGACGGCAGTATTGTAACGGGCTCCAACTCGTTCGTTACTGAGGACCAGATTGTGTCCTATGCTGCCGATCGCGGGGTGACTTTGCCTACCACGTCCGACGAGGAGCTCGACGCTGTCGCCGTCCTCGGCATCAAGGCTGTAGACTACCTCCGCACTCAGCCGTGGAANGGNGAGATCGTCGAGACGACCCAGATGATGCCCTTTCCGCGCAAGAACATGAACACGACCCCGTCATTTCCTGAGAACGCCGTCCCGTTCGCGGTGATCGAGGCCCAGCTCCAGCTGGCGCTTCTCTCGAACGCAGGAGTTGTATTGGTCCCGTTCTCCATGGGCACAGGCACACTCATCAAGGAGAAGATCGGACCCATCGAGAATGTGTACTCTGAGAAGACGGGGGTGTCCTCAGATGGTTTCCCGATATTCCCTGGTATATCTGCACTCCTAGATCCCTGGATCATCGGCACCTTGGACGGCATCGTCCCTGCCATGATCTGGTCGGTAGGGGGTCGCTCATATGCCTGTTGACTACGCGCGCACCCGTCTGACCGTCGAGAGAATGGTGAACACCTACGGGCGCCTCATCTCCGTCATCAACGACGGTCCGCCAGCCGACACGACCGACCCACTCGGCCCTCCCTCGGCCCCGATCGTGGTCCCCAACATCAAGGGCGTCTTCGTTCGTCCGTCGGGCTACATCAAGCTCGGCGAGTCGTTCTACATGGAGCAGGGCATGTGGGAGGAGGCCGAGAAGATCGTGCTCGTTCTGCCTAACCTAGTTCACGACTTCGCGAAGTTCACGAAGATAATCGACAGCGACGGCATGGGCTACAAGATATACAAGGTCGAGGAGCTCAAGCCAGGCGACGTGCCCCTGCTGCTCTACTTGGGGCTCCGCCAATGATCACGAGCATGTCACAGGCCGACAAGGAGATGGCCGAGCTGTTCCGTGTGGCCTGGGAGGAGACTGCCGGCTACCTGTGCGACTGGCCGAACTCAAAGGCAAGAGACCACCAGGAGAGTGAGACCTGGGCGCGGTGGACGCTGGACTACGCGACCGGCGACCAAGTCACTCTTGGCGGGAAGAACAAGAGGAAGTTCAACAAGAGCGGGTTGATCTACGTCAACGTATTCACCCCGCTAGGTGCAGGTCTCGCCTCGGCGAGAGACGCGTCCCAGATCGCTCTCTTTGCGTACGAGGGACAACGGACACCCAGCGATGTATGGTTTCGTCGTGTTCGTATTGAGAGTGAAGGTCATGGCCACGGCAGTGGCAAAAACAAGAGTTGGTGGACGACGCTCGTCGTAGCAGAGTTCACTTACGAACACCTGAGGTAGGAAATATGGCTCTCCGGAACAAGATCGATAGCAATGAGACCGGTTTGGCGATCGCCAAGGAAGTCATCGGCCAGCCCGGTGTTCTCCCAGGCACGC